AGAGATATGAATGCGATTTCGACAACAATGTTTGGCGATGATAACGAATCTTATATAGAGGGAATATCTACAGCAAATCTTGATATCTCAGGTCTATTCGATGGTTCTACTGATGCAGTTGATGAAGAACTCACTAATGCTTTTTCAACAACTACAGCTACCCCATTAACAGTCTTTCAAAATGGAACAACAGCAGGAGAACCTTGTGTTGTTTTGAACTCAAAAATTCAGAACTACACAATTGATTCAAATGTCAGTGATGCAGTTGGAGTTTCTTCAACTTTCACTGGAGATAATTTTGGAAGAGGTTTGAGCCTATACGCTCTAACTGACACAAGTGCGACAGCTACTACAACAGCTGTTGACTTTGGTTCATCAACAACATTTGGTGGACAAGCCTTTCTACATTGCACAGCTGACAGCTCTGCCAACATTGCAGTAAAATTGCAATCTAGTGCAGACAACTCATCGTTTGCTGATGTGACCGCAGGAAGTTTCACAGCTATAACTGGAACAACATCAGAAAGAATTGCTCCAACTGGCACTATCAATAGATATGTCAGATTGGTCATCACTGTCACAGGTGGTTCAGCAACCTTTCAAGTTTCGTTTAGCCCAAACAAGAAGTAATCAAAATATATTAGGAGAAAATAATGGCATTCATTGCAGGAAAAGATTCAGCAATAACAATCGATGGCACAGCTCTCACTAGCTATGTGGATTCAATGTCTCTCAGTCGTGATGTTAATACATTAACTGTCACATCATTTGGAGATGATAACGAAGCCTACATCGCTTCAGTAGCTGGATTCAATATGGACATAAGTGGTTCATTTGATAGCACAGCTGATGCAGCTATCGCTGGAATGTTTGATGGTGCTTCAGTCGCTTTTGACTTTAGACCAAATGACACTTCAGGACTACCTAAATACACAGGCAATGCACTTATCACTAACTACACAATTGACAGCTCAGCTTCAGACAAAGTCTCATTCTCAGCTTCATTGTTAGTAACTGGTGCGCTCACAAGAGCAACAATTAGCTAGTGTCAAAGAGGTCAAGACTAAAAAATCAAATAGAAGGACTGGAAGCCGCAATAGAGGTTGTCGGTGTGGATATTGATTATCAAATCAAGCTTATTAGCCAATTAGGCAAGGAAGCAATTGACCTCTATAAACAATTCAATCAGAACTTCGGTCAAATTGTAGTTAGCGATATAAAAGCAAAGCTACCAAAAGACTCAGGTGCATTAGCTGGTTCTGTTCGTTCAGCAAGAATGAAACAAGGAGTTATTATCCGAGTTGGAACTCCAGCAAAGCATCCTTATGCAAGACTGGTTGAATTTGGTGGATACAATCCCTTTGGGACAACTATTAGAAAATCTGTAGGAACTAAAAGATTTGGGGCAACAGCAACTCTAAGAGTTAGAAATCCACTCAAAAAGAAGTTATGGAAACCACAGAAAAGAGAAGGGTATTTTATTTATCCTGTTGTTTCAGACAGACTTCCTGAACTTCAAAAAGAATATATAAAGCAATTAGATAGATTAGTTGAAAGTATGTATGGCAAAGCCCAAGCTACTCCGCTAGCTCATCTAAAACCAAATCCAAACAGTTAGAGGACACAATGGAAGAAAATAACGAATACCCAGTAATTGTTATTGGGGACAAACAATATCTGATGGATTATTCAGATATCACTGGACTTGAGTGGAAGGAAGTCAAAAAACTGACGAAGCTCGGTGCAATGGAGGCAATAGGACAAGCGTCAATGCTTGATATGGAAGTTCTTGGTGCAATAGTATTTGTCATCGCTAAACGAGAAGATAAAACTATCAAATTCAATGACATCTTAGGTCAGCTGAATATAAATTCAGTAAAAACTCAAGACGAACTAGATGAAGACATCCCAAAAGCCTAAGGGCAGAATGGCGAAAAAGTCTTCCTGCCCTAACTCATTTCTATGGCATCAAACCATATGAGTTAGAACTATATAGTTTTGGAGAACTCCAAGAATACTCAGAACAATTATCAAATTTCATAAGGATGAGAAACAATGGCTAAAAGACAACCAATACAACTAGGCATAGTTCTTAACACTAAAGCTCTAAAAGCAGGTATAAAGTCTGCTCAGAAGCAGATTAGTAAACTAAGCACTGTTGGCTCTGTAGCCAGTAAAGGTATGAAGGGTCTCGGCGTAGGAATGAAAGTTGCCTCAAAAGGTGCTTTGGTTCTAGGTGCTGGAGCAGCAGCAGCTGGTGTCAACCTTCTAAAATTAGGTTCTGATGCTGATGAAAGTGCAAACGCTTTTTCAGTCACATTCAAAGAAGCAGAAAAATCCTTAGGTTCATTTGTTGATGACTTTGCTAACAAAGCAGGTTTCACAACTTCTGAACTACAACAACTTTTATCGTTCACTGGTGGTGTCACAAACGCTATGGGTGCAACCGCTGATGAGTCAGCCGAGTTATCAAAGACAGTCGCAGTTCTTGCTGGAGACATAGGTTCTTTGAAAAACATTCCAGCTGAACAAGCTGTTAGAGCTATGACATCAGCGTTGACAGGCGAAAGAGAATCTCTAAAGTCTTTAGGCATCATCATCAAGGAAACTGATGTTCAGCAAAAAGCTATGGAGATGACTAACAAGTCTTCTGTCAAAGAACTCACAAACTTAGAAAAAGCTCAAGCAACAGTTGCATTAATAACAGAACAATCCTCTGATGCTATTGGCGATTTAGATAATACCTCTGATGGATTTGCTAACACAACAAGAAGACTGAAAGCAGAACTACGACAAACAGGTTTGGAAATGGGACAAGAACTCCTTCCTGCTGTTTCAGGTGTGTTGCCTTTATTGTCAAAGCTAGCACAAGACATTTTGCCTTTAGTGACAGATGCTTTTGCAAAAGGTGTCGTTGCTGTTCAAGAGTTCTTAGATAAGTTTGGCGATGATATTCTCAAAGGACTAAAAACATCATTCCAACTATTTCAGGACTTGGGAACAATCTTTTTTGATATGGTTGGAAAGTTTATCAAGTTCATACAAAGCTCTGAAATATTATCAGGTATCTTTGAAAAACTAGGTGGCGAGACAGCTGGTCTAATGGACAAGATTCACGATTATGCAGAATCTATTCGTGATGCAAATGATGCTGAAAAAGCACAAGCAAAACAAATGGCTAATCTAAATGATTCATATTCATTAATGCAAAATGTTTATTCAGGCAATATGGATGCAGTTAATGAACTCACTGGTGCTACTGAAGATTTGACTGACGAACAGGAAGATAATACAGACGCTGTTGAAGAGCAAGCTGAGACATATGAGATGTCTGCATTAGAGTTCAATAAATATACAGACGCTATGGGTTCAGCTCTTAGTGCTATCAAAACTTTGACTGGTCTTCAGGAAAAAGGAAAGCGTGAAGAAGAGCGTTTAGAACAAGCTACTGGCGAACTTGAAGAAGCAAATATCCAAGTTGCTCACTCACAAGCAAAACTTGCAGCTGCACAGGAAAAAGCTACATCGCTTCAAAAAGATGGGACTGAGGTCACAGCTGAAGAAGAATTAGCAATTATAAATCTACGAGATTCTATTGATGAGTTAACAGAGGCACAAGATGGTTCTCGCAAAATGGAACTTGAATTAGCTTTAGCTAAACAAGAACTCAATGAGCTTATTGATGAATCTACTAAGCAATCTGATACATACTTTGATGCTGTCAAAGCTGTTCAAGATGCAGAGGAAGACCTCAAAGATGCTATTGAAGAACAAAAGAAAGCTCGTGATGAGCAGATTCAAGCAAAGAAAGATTTAGCTGAAGCCTCAAAGATATCTGCTGAAAATATTCTTCAAGAAGCTTCTGCTATACAAAAACTTGAACAAGCCTTTGGAGAGTTTAGTGGTGGAACATTCCAGGAGACTTTAGAAAAGCTTTCTGAGATAACTGGAAGAAAAATTGCAGAAATACAAAATGCTTTTGCTAATGCTGGACTAACAAGTTCTAGTTTCACTCCACCAAGTAGCGACTCAGGAGGAAATCCACCTCCAGCAGTTGAACCGCCTCCAACATTAGGAGATATTGCTGGCAGCGATGCTAACAGCGGAGGTTCTAGTGGAGGTTCAGGAAATGTTCAACCAGTGAAGATATTCACAACATTGAATATCAGTGGAGAAAGATTTGAGACTGTGACGCAAGATGCAATTATTAATCTTCAGAAGCAAGGCAAGAGAATACTGATATGAGCGTAGCATTCAACTCAGATGTCAGTCTCACAGTTGAAATTGGTTTTGATTCAAACCCACTGGATGTTTCGCAAAGTTATACAGATGTCAGTGCATATGTTAGAAACATAGAGACTAATAGAGGAAGGCAACACGCATTAGATGAGTTTCAGACTGGAACTTGTTCAATCGTTCTATCAAACCTTGATGACAGGTTCAATCCACTCAACACAAGCAGTCCATATTATGATGCTGTTACTGGAGAGACAAAAGTCAAACCATTCAAGAAGGTTCGTATCTCTGCTGTGTATGATGGAACAACTTATCGCCTTTATACAGGATTTATCACTGGATATCCTGAAAGCTTTGGTGGTCAGGGTTCTGATTCAACAGTTAGAGTGCAGGCTGTAGATTTATTCAAACTACTCAACCTCAACACAATAGGTTCGAGAGGTTGGCTATTAGGAAACACATCTCGTTCCTTAGTTGGTAGTGCAAGGCTTGGTTATGCAGATGAACAGGAATTATCTTCTGCAAGAGCTTCAAGGCTACTTAGTGCATTTGGTATTCCATCAGCTGACACAACAATCTCTACTGGAGATTTGCAAGTTCAAGCTGGTGTTCCTGCAACAACGAACCTATTGACTGCGCTTCGTGAAGTAGAAACAGCTGAACAAGGTCAATTCTTTATTGGTGCTAATGGAAACGCAACCTTTAGAGATAGAAATTATAAAAGAACACAACAGTTCGCATCTAATGCAACTTTTGGAAATGGCGTTGGAGAACTCCCCTTTTCTGATGTGATAACAAACTTTGATGAAACAAGGATTGTCAATATTGTCTCAGTGACAAGAAATGGCGGAACAGAACAAATAGTGCAAAACAATAATTCGATTGATGAATATGGAGCAAGGCAAAACAGTCTAACTGATACATTGAATGTTTCAGATTCAGATGCTTTAGAGATTGCAAATCAACGACTTGCAACATTTGAAGGAACATCGCCAAGAGTTGAGGGATTAGTTGTTAATCCTGTAGGCAATACAAGTTTATGGACGCAAGCATTAGGAAGAGAAGTTGGCGATAAGATAACAGTCAAAATCCCTACCCCAGCTTCAACAACAATGGAGTTCGGTGTTCATATTGAATCTATACGACACTCAATCGATGCAAATAACAAAACTTGGAGTTGGAATCTATCAACCAGCGCAGGTGCTGAAAGTGCATCTTGGGTCATAGGTTCATCAAGATTAGGTCAAGATACCAACTTAGCTTGGTAGATATTAGGAGAAAATAATGGCATATAAACCAAACTACGCAACTGGAGACTTGATTGATGTCAATGTTTGGCAGGAGTTAGTCAACAGAGCAATATACATATTTGCTAACCCAGCTGCAAGAGACAATGGCACAACAGGAATAACTTCCCCAACAGAGGGACAGTTTTGCTACTTGCTCGACATCACTGGCTCAGGTGGTGGTTCAGGATTGCAATTCTACAATGGCTCAGCTTGGACGAATACATCTTTGACAGCAGACATAACAAGTGTTGTTGCTGGAAATGGTCTTTCAGGTGGAGGCACTACTGGAGATGTGACACTTGCACTAGATGCAAATGAACTATCAACAGCTACAGCTGTATCTACAGACTATGTAGTTATTGAAGATGTCACAGACAACAGCACAAAAAAAGCACTCATCTCAGACATCATCTCTCAGGGAGATATAACAGGAATAACAACTTCTGCGACTTCAGGTCTTGCAGGTGGAGTAACCAGCGGAACAGCTGACCTTGTTATTGACCCCTCAGCATTAACCGATGGAACATCTTCACTGACTGTGGACTTAGCAAATGACTTGCTAGTTATCGAAGATGCTACAGATGGCACAGTCTATAAAATTAACCCTGCTGACTTTGGCTTTGCAACAGAAGGCGATGCAATAGCTTTGGCAATAGCACTATAACTTAGGAGACCGAATGGCAAATACATTCAAGAATGCGAATCTTGACATAACTAACTCAGCACAGGATATTTATACCTGTCCTGCTTCAACAACTGCGATAGTTCTATCACTTAGAATTTCAAATGTTGATGGCAGCGCAAATGATACTATCACAGCTGAATGGGTTGACTCTGATGGAACAACAAAGGCATATTTAGGTTTCACAGTCTCAGTTCCTGCTGATGCAGTATTAGAAATGGCTGGAGATTCAAAAATTGTTTTAGAAGCATCTGACAAGATACAACTCACTGGAGGCGCAACCTCAGGAGACTTGGAAGCTTTTATGTCAATACTAGAAATTTCATAAGGAGACTTTTATGGCTAAATATGGCTATATAGGCGCAGTTCCTACACAATCAAGTTCATCGAATACTGGTTTATTCAATATGACCGATGTGTTCAAATTAATAGAAGCTGGACAGTGGGCTTTGCAAACAATAGATGTTTCATATCTTGTCATTGCTGGTGGTGGAGGGACTCTCAACTCTCCTTATTTTTCAGGTTCATCTGGTGGAGGTGGTGCAGGAGGTTATCGAAACTCTTATGCTTCAGAAACATCGGGAAGAAACTCTTCAACTGAATCACCATTGACTTTAGCTACTGGAACAAACTACACATTGACCATTGGTAGTGGTGGAAGTGCAAATGCGACTCAAGGTTCTGATTCAGTGTTTTCAACTATAACTTCAACTGGAGGAGGAAGAGGAAGTGGAGGTTCTGGAGGTGCAGGTGGTGGAGGTGCTTTTCAAAATGGTGGTGGTTCTGGAACTGCTAATCAAGGTTTTGATGGTTCTAGTGGTGCTGGAGGTTCTCCATACTATGGAGGTGGTGGTGGAGGTGCTGGAGGTGCTGGTTCAGATAGTGGACCAGATGGAGATGGTGGCTCTGGATTATATTCATCAATAACTGGTTCAAGTGTTCCACGAGCTGGAGGTGGTGGTGGTGGCACTGAGGGAAACGCTTCTTTTGTTCAAGGTGGAGTTGGAGGTGGAGGCAATGGTGGTGGCAATAGTTCTTCTGGTCAAAATGGCACAGTTAATACTGGTGGAGGAGCTGGTGGTGCAGGTGGTCCAAATATTGCAAATGGAAGGTCTGGTGGTTCTGGAATTGTTATTCTTCGGTATCCGAATACAGTATCAATCACAGTTGGAGCTGGGTTAACTTCATCAACTGCAACTGATGGCTCAGATAAAGTCACAACATTCACAGCTGGTTCTGACACAGTTTCATTCGCTTAGGAGAAAATTATGAAATCAAATGAGTATGGATATATTGGCGATACACCAACACAGTCTTCGTCATCAAATACAGGAATCTTTTCTAATGAGGATGTTTATAACCTTTTAGGAGAGAACAAGTGGGCTTTGCAAACATTCACTGCTGAATATTTAGTTATTGCTGGAGGTGGAGGTGGTGGAGGAAACTATGGTCCAGACCAGAGTGGTGGTCCAGGAGGTGGAGCAGGTGGTTATAGAAACTCTTATGCTTCAGAAACTTCTGGAGCAAATTCATCAACAGAAACACCATTGACATTAGGTTTTGGAACTAACTACACAGTAACAGTCGGAGCTGGTGGCAATAATGCCAATGGTTCAGATTCAATATTTTCTACAATAACATCTGATGGTGGAGGAAAAGGTCAAACTGATGGAGGTTCTGGTGGTGGTGGTCGTGGTTCAAATGGAACAGTTCAGGGTTCAGGAACTGCTAATCAGGGAATGGATGGAGGTCGAGGTGGATTTTATGCAGGAGCTGGTGGTGGAGGTGGAGGTGGTGCATCTGCAACAGGAACAAATGGTAGTAATGCACCAAATGGTCCAGGAGGAAATGGTGGTGCAGGTCTAACATCTTCAATCACAGGTTCAGCAGTTGGTAGAGCTGGAGGAGGTGGTGGAGGTTATGGATATAATGGTTCATCAAATGGTTCTGGTTCTGATGGTGGTGGTTCAGCTTTGACACCAGGTTCTGCCAACACAGGTGGTGGAGGTGGTGGAGGTGCTAGAACCTCTGGAGCATCTTGTTGTAGTACAGGTGGAGACAGACCAGGTGGTTCAGGTGTGGTCATTGTTCGGTATCCAAATACATTAACCATTTCAGTAGGAGCAGGATTAACATCTTCAACTGCGACAGATGGCTCAGAAAAGGTCACAACATTCACAGCTGGAACTGATTCAGTTTCGTTTAGTTAATTTAGAGGAGATATATATGGCACATTATGCTTTTATCAATACAGACAACATAGTTGTAGAAGTCATCACTGGAAAAGATGAGACTGATACAGAAACACTTCCTGAGGGCTTTGACTCTTGGGAGCAATATTATGAAACAAAACGAGATGGATTAATTTGCAAGAGAACAAGTTATAACACTCAAAATGGAGAACATCTTTTAGATGGAACACCTTTTAGAGCGAACTACGCAGGGATAGGTTATACCTATGAGGAAGAAGATGACATTTTTCTTCCACCAAAGCCATATCCAAGTTGGCAACTATATGCAGACAATCCTTATGTTTGGGCTGCTCCTCTACCATATCCAAATGATTTCACAGACCCTGATGATATTTCTATTTATGGTTGGGACGAAGAAGCGTATCAAGCTGACAACACAACTGGTTGGGTATTAGTTGAAGTTGAGGGCGAATGAAACTACAAATCCTAAGAATTAATTCAGGAGTAGATGCAACCTCAGGTGTCTTATTTCAGGTTCATCCTGATGGATATAAAACATTTCTTTGCTATACATTAGAAGACCAACCGCAAGAGAAAAAGGTTTATGCAGAGACAAGAATCCCAGCAGATACATACGATATAAGATTTAGAACTATTGGCGGATTTGATACAAGATACAAGAAAAAATATGGAGCTGGCTTTCATAAAGGAATGCTGGAGCTGCACAACAAAGGTCAGGATTCTGTCGTAGGTTCAGGAGATATGACTTTCAAATATGTCCTTATACATAAAGGGAACTCTTCAGACCCTCATTCAGCTGGATGTATTTTGGTCGGAGATGCTCAAGATAACAATGACATAAAACCTGAAGGCTGGATTTCATATTCAGGTCAGGCGTATGAGCGTGTCTATCCATTAATTAGAGATGAACTTATGGCTGGTGCAAAGGTAGAAATCGAAATTATAGACTACGAAGAAGGGATGACTTCTTCATCTACAGTAACTGAAACTAATCACAAGAAAGTTGCTGGAGGCTTGTATTGCAATAAATGCAATAAGACATTCAAGACACAAATCATATAGGTTTGGGTCAGAATCTTCTGATATAGGTTTCAGTCCTCAATCTATATCAATATAGAAGCAGAACAACGAGCCTCATTGTTCTATCTGACCCAGTTTTAGGAGAAGATGAATAGTAAAGAATTAATGAAGCTGCTACCCCAGCTTCTAATCACAGCTCTAATTGGAGCAACAAGTTGGATGTTCACAAGCGTCCAAGATATAAAAGAACATCAAGGCAAGTGCGATGCTGAAGTTATGAACCTCAAAGAAAACATTCAAGAGCAAGATGAAGAGCTTGATATGTTAGAGGCAAACTTCACAGACTTGCTTTTCAAACTTCAAGGATAATTATGATGCAGAAAATAAAAGATAACATTGCGCTGATTGCCACAGGTTTTGCACTTATTGGAACAATTGGAACAGGTATCTCTACAGCTGCTGATATTGTTAACACGCTACAGGGTATTGATGAGCGTATGGAGTTTGTTGAACGAGAGTTTGGGAAACTAAAAGAAGACACAATGGTCACAAGTGATATTGCTGTTCTTTATGAAAAGATTCAAGATTTAGAAATAACTGCTAATGAAGCAGATTATCTAAGAGAGAAATTAGCTACTTTAGAAGCCAACTACTACACACTTCAAGAAAGTGTTAGAAATAGTGGTTTCGATACACAAAATAAATACATTCCTGAGAAATGGGAATGGCAAGATATGAATGATGCCATAACTCGTGTAGAGACAATGAATCAGACCATTCAACAAAAACAATGGGAAATAGATGATTTGAAAACTCGTATCGCGTATTTAGAGGCAAACCTTCACAACCACTAAGGAGAATATATGTTTCAAGATATTGATTGGAAAGATTTAGGCGAAAGAGCGATAAGCACATTCCTAGAAGCATTCTTAGCTGTAGCAACAGCTGAAGCTTTTATGGGAGACCCTGACTTATTGAAATCAGGATTTGTCGCTGGACTTGCTTCAGTAATGAGTTTATTGAAGAATGTCCTAAAAAATCGAAATGCCAACAAATAAAAAGGACCTCAATGGTTATACCAACAAAGAAATGTTGGGATTAATCATTCAGAGGTTAGAAAAACTAGAAGAACGCATTGATGAGATTATTGACGAGAAAGTCAGTCGATTTGAAATGTATTCAGTAATTTCTGCCCTACTTGCTGTAGGTGCTTTAGTTGGCTATCTCAATATGTAGCAACCAAAGGAGAAACTATGTTTCTTTGTCCAAACTGCAATAGAGGCGCTGGAGAACTTAGGTGGAATAATTTCACTAATAGTTCTGAAGTGCATTGCAGACAATGTGACATCGGCACAACTGTTTTATCTGACGACTATTTAGAAATTCATTAGATTAGCCCTGCCATTGTGCAGGGTTTTTCTTATTGGAAAATGGTCAAATTCAGGGAAAGTTAGCCTTTTATCACAAGTTTTTTTTCTAATTATATTTCTCTATTTTTAGGGGTCTGAAAAAACCACTAATCATTGAGGTTTTGAGGTGTGAAAAATAATACCTCGCGAAAATTTTACTTCTATAAAAAACTCCATTTCAGAATCTATGATATTATTGATTATCGAACATCTGTTCCCACACTATGTGGTAGTAATTAGAGGTTCGAACACTAGATATAGTGCTTTTTGTCATAATTGGCAGATATTATAAATAGTGGATTATATGACACTGTAGGAAAAGCGTTCCTACCAGCGTGATATAAATAATATGCAGAAACATTGGGGAGGCATTAGCCAACTCTTGTGTGGTGGTTAGGTTCTGCTACATAGGGACTTATTGGGGCATAGTTCGCAAGAACTGTGAGTTCTTATAAGGATTGACTTCGGTCAGTTGGATTAATAGGCTATCCCCTTTTTTTATGGGGTTGGCAAGGATAGATTGAGCTGCGGCTCAGAAGGAGAATAATAAGATGACGACAAGCGCAAAAGTGCCAAACCTAGATATTGATGAAGGCTTCTCAACAGGGCAAGATGATAAACAATTTTTATCAGTTCAAGATATCGTTTCAATAACTGGCATTTCAACATCTGCTGTATATGACCTGATTCGTTCAGGCAAAGTTCCAGCAGTTCCAAAATTAGCTCCACTCAACAAGAAGTGGAAACCTTATAGGGTCAGAAAAGAAGATTTTGAAGAAGCAGTCTTAGGAGGTAGTGATGCCGAATAGATTTATAGAATTGCAGAAAGGGATGTCAGTCACACTTATAAACCAAGTGCAAAAGTCAGCAGGGCTACATCCCAACTGCAACGAGGTGTCTTATGTATAAAAAATCATCTCAAATAGACACTGCTGGATTAACTAGAACCGATAAAGAATTAGTCAACGAGATTGTTGAAACTTTGAAAGTAGTTGATGCAATAGCAAAGCCTTCAAGCAAAGCTTCTAATCTTGACAGAGCAATTGTTTCTAATCTACAAAGCTACGACAACCTAGATGGGAACTATCGCAAGTGGATTGGAAGAAAAAGACGATTCATACAAAAAATTCGTGACCAGCTGCAATATATTCATAATGATATCTTTGGTCAAGACACCTATCGACCTGAAACCATACAATGCAAAAGACAAGGTTGTCCTACTGCCAATAAAAGAGTTGGTGTAGGCACTTTGTTCTGTGCAGGATGCGGAAGGGAGTTCTAATGTCAGATATATATGCAACAAGTCACTTTGCTTCTTATGGAAAGCCTGACAAGCAGGAACAACAACGAAAACAGTTTCTTAGAGAAATTGATTCTCCATATGGCGCACATAGTTCTGAACTAAAGAAATATTGGAAGAATAGTAATAACTGGCGCAATTTGTTAGTTCCTACATCTAAAGCCAGAAGAAAAGAAATTATTCTCGAATACTTAGATGTTGACATCATACGAACAACTAGTGCTACAGATATTGATGAGGCATTTGAACTACTCAATCCTTATATTTCATCTGTATCTGAAAGAGCTTTGATAAACTTTTTTGAAAATCAAGATGTAGTTCATAAAGCTATTGGAGCAGTAAAGCGAGAAAATCCAACCTATGGTCTAACTATCACTGGTTTAGGTCAGGACATATTGTTTTGGGAAAAAAAGATGTTCAAGCACACCAAATGTCCTTCTATCTTATGGGATGAAAACAGAGTAGAACTTTTAGAGCTACCTTGTGAGGATGATGACCATAGAGCTGATTGCAAAGAATATCATTTAGATGGCGCTAATGAATGGCACGATAGAGAAACTGCAAGAAGTATAAAAATCGGACTGCAACGCAAGAAGTTTATGACTGACCAAGCAAAGCTGAAGGAACTAAAATTCAAAGCTATTGGAAACCTCATAACAGCTCTCAAAAAAGAGCCTGACTACAGCTATGAGAAATTAACTGAGACATTGGCTTCTATTGAATGGTCACATCCTGAGATATATCTAAAACCTGACTTAGTGAAACTATGGAAGTTCACAAATGAGGAAAAGGCATTCTGTGAGGAATATTTTGATATCTACGATGTCCAAGTTACTGAAAAGGGCGTGTATCACGCTCTAAAACAGACTGAGTGGGCTAACTAATGGGTATGACATCAGAGATGGCTAAGTTTGCAGGCACAATACACAAAATGCGAGAACACATAGATATGTTGGTTGAAACAAACACTTCTCCAACAATTGTGAACGATATGCGTGACCTTGTTGATGAAATACTAGACACATTAGAAGAAGCATTGTTTTTCAATTCTGATGTGCAAGATGATATGGGTATAAGCGCAGCTGTGCAAGAACGAATGGACTTAGCTTGTCCACATTGCTCAAGCCTTGTTTATGACAATCGTATAAGGAAAGCTGATGCAGGTCAGCCAAGTTATACGCCTAAAAGTCCTGACTTCATTTGTAGCAATGATAAAGATTGCAGTGGAATGATACAAGGAAGAGAAAGGAAGCTTCGTGCTTCTTGGTATCTAAAAGACTTAGATGGGAAGCCTAAAGAACTTCCTGAAGAATGGTTTATATAGAATAGGTTCATCCATTCCTGTTCTAACAACAGGGCTATGCGGAGAGGTTGCTGCCACACCTTATGCCTCTCCCATAGTCGAATTATATGGCAACAAATGAATATCTATCACTGAAGGAAATCCTTCCAATGATAAAAGACAATATGTGGCAACACGATGCAAATTGTTCTGATGTCGATTCAACTATCTTTATACCTACTGAGATGCAAGGCAGAAAAGTATCGCAGCTCTATGCAAAAGCAAAGTCTTACTGCTTTGAATGTGATGTGAGACCTGAATGTCTAACCTTCGCTATTTATAACAATATGACAGAGGGTGTATGGGGTGGACTAACTCCCCTTCAGCGAAAAGGTTTGCATAAAACCAACCCTGTCAGAGATATTTTCAAAAAAAAGGATTCAACAAATGGAAGAACGAATTAACTGTGAAGTCTGTCACAACAAATTGAAACAAGTGCAGGAAACTGCTCAATACTACTGCGACCAACCAGCATCAAATTGCTATAACTCTCTAAAGGTCATTCACTATGGATGACATCATAATTTTTTTAGGCTGCATTGTTGTATCGAATTTCTTATGGCTGAAATATCATAAGATAAATTAGGAATGAAGTTGCGAGAGCCACTCTCTACGATTAACACCCTATGTGGTTAGGTCATCTGTGTTGGTCTTATCTCGATTCACTTCACTTCAGTCAATTATCCAAAGATTTCTTCAAATCTATCATTTGAACAGCTATTTCCAGCAACACTAAACTCAGCCCAATTATTGACACCTACTCTGTCATAATCATTAGCTTTGATTAGCTCAGCTTCTTTTCTCAATCTGATTTTGAGAATATAGTTCGCAATGGTTAGATAAACTGTTGCAAGTAGCTTGTCCTTAATTGTGACTTTGTGGGTCAAATTTGAACTATCTTTGTGAAATATTGCATTAGCTCTACTAATGAATTTTGTATATAATCTTCGCATTTCCACCTCCTTTCAAAAGCCTAAAAATAATAAAGCAACTTTTGTTATATGCCAAGAATCCAGTAAAAGTCATACAGAAAATATTGTATAGACCATCCATACAGACAATACACATCAGGTCTATTTTGTAGGCTTTTTCAGCGGACAAAAATCACTCAAAATAAGTTCAAAAAAAACTTTCATTTTTTCAAAAAAATCTTGCTAAATTTTGCTCACTATCGCCTCTACTGACGATTTGTGGGGAGTATCGGATTTGAACCGATAACCTCTTCGATGTCAACGAAGCGCTCTGCCTGATTGAGCTAACTCCCCTTGTTTTAGCATAAAAATGGCACATATTTTGGAAAAAGTGGCACATAAGTGGCACATAATCCACCAAGATTCACTGACCCTCGTCTATACTATTTTGTATGTTGTTAGCAGGGATAAAAAACCCAATAATGACAGGCTTTCGCCGACTGTTTAGATGTCTCTTTG